ATGAAACAGAAAAGCATCAAGAGCATAAGGCAGGAATTCCGCAAAGGTGGAGTATTCTACACCCCTCCAGAGCTTGCTGAAAAGTTAAAAGAATATGTGGATATAAAACCTAAGAATGTATATGACCCAACTTGCGGCGCAGGAAATCTTTTGCGGGTATTTGATGACGAAGTGGACAAATACGGTCAGGAGATCGATGCCGAGCAGCTTCACGGAATAAATATTTCGAACTTCCATGGGGCAGCAGGTGACACGCTTTTGCATGATGCATTTTCAGATATGAGGTTTGATTGCGTGGTGGCGAATCCTCCGTTTTCTGTCAAGTGGGAGCCGGAAAAGTTGGCTGAAGACCTGAGATTCAGTATTGCGCCCGTGATGGCACCACCATCAAAAGCAGACTGGGCATTCATGCTGCACATACTATATCACCTCTCAGATGATGGAGTGGCCGTCGTCTTAGAATTCCCTGGAATACTGTACAGGGGACAGCGTGAGGGAAAAATCCGGCAGTGGTTTATAGAGAACAATTACATAGATAGGGTTGTTCACATACCCGAAAACACATTTGAAGATACGGCGATAGCTACATGTCTAATTGTATTGAGGAAGAATCGAACAACTACAGATATAGTCATAGAAAATGACGGTATTAGTCGCACTGTTTCTTTGGATGAAATAGCGCAGAACTCTTACATATTGTCGCCAAGTACATATGTGTGTAAAGAACCTGAATGTATGCACTTGGATCCAAATGAAATAAGAGCAGATGCACGGAAGACGTTTCTGAGGACACTTCGGACGACATTGGACATGGAAATGCTTACCTGCAGTCTTGACGGAGAAAGCATACAGCCGTTTATTGACGATATTAAACGGATTCTTGCGGAATACGACAAGTAACAGAAAGGGGGATAATCATGGCAAAAACAATGGAAATAACAAGCATCAGGTACGTGGCTGCAACTCCGTACCTGTCAAAATCAGAATTGGCACAGAAACTTGGCTGTTCAAGGTCAACGATCAACAGACGAGTTGATGAGCTGGACGAGATGGTGCAGAAAGGACGATATAACGAATACACGATACTTGATGGTGGTGGAGCAATATACATCAACTATCTGGCATTCGTTGACTTCCTGAAATACAAGGACAAACTCCAGGCTGGCCGGAGAGTGCCGCCTTACAATCCGAAGAAAGTAGCCGAGGCGATAGCGTGGGGATCAATGACACAGGAGATGCAGTGATGTATGGAGGTGGAGATCATTACAAGATGACCACCAGAAAGGATGAAATGAGAAGGGAACTTAAAGACAAAAGAAATAGGGATCTGAGACTGGTGTACAATGTATCACTTTTCATGACAGGAGGCATGTTTGGCGTTGCAGTGATGTTGTTAATCATCATGAATCCGAGTCCTGCAAAGTGGACACTCATAACCGTTTATATTCTCCTTGCAATCTTGTGCGGTGAACTATCAGACAAGATGGAGAAGATGGCGGTCGAAAGATGCCGCTCATGGCATAAAAATAGCGACTCTGCAAAGAACAGAGCCGCTTAAGCCTTAAGCTTTATTAACACCATATTTAGTATAGCATAAGGCCTTATATATGTCAATTTGAACCGCCCGGAAGGGCGGAAGAAAACACTCTTAACTATATTAAACATAGACGGACAGGAGATAAGGTTTCATGGCATACAAGGAGTATATATACAGATTTCCACAGAGCAATGAGGTGGAGATCAAATACATGGGTAAGTACGGAGCCAAGGGAGAGAAGCGGGCGAAGAGGAACAAGGCATCCCCGGAGACTATCAGGAGACAGAACCGGACAAACAAGGCGATCAAGGTTCGGCGGCTTCTCAAGGCGAACTTCACCGAGGATGACTACTGGGTGACTCTTAAATATCCGGCGGGAGCAAGGCCGTGCATAGATCAGGTCAAGAAAGACCTGAAGAACTTCAACGACCGCATGAGGTATCAATATGAGAAGTACGGAGAGCAGTACAAGTGGGTGCGCCGCATAGAGATTGGCAAGCGAGGTGGTGTACATATACACATGGTCATAAACAGGATTAGGGAAGGACCACCCACGGACAAGCTCATAAGGGAAAAATGGAAACCCCACAAGGTAAACTACACGCAGCTATATAAGGATGAGGACTATGACAAGTTGGCAGAGTATCTTGTCAAGGACTATGAGACAGATACACAGCTATCAATGTTCGATGCCGAGGATCAGAAAGTGCTTACCAATTATTCATCAAGCCGGAATCTGATCAGGCCGGAACCGGAGACGAAGATCTACACACGTAGGACGGTGAGAAAGATCATCGATGAAGGGCCGAAGCCGACGGCGGGATATTACATAGATAAGAACTCGGTGAGAATGGGCGTGAACCCTTACAGCGGCTTGAGCTATATCAAGTACACAGAGATAAGAGCCGGGACGAGGAGCTCACCACACTGGAAAGAATGGGGGATTGCAACATGAAGAAGATGGACATCTACATGATGACTGATATTCGGGCGGTGACGCCGGTATCAGGATATGGAGTCTACTGCATAGAGTGGATAAGCCCTAGGGGCAAGGCGACACTCACGGATATGGTAGAACTGACAGAGTGCAATGCCAGGAGCGCAACCCTTGCCACTGCAATCAAGGCACTCGAAAGGATCACAGAGCCTTGTGAGCTGACTATGCATGTATCAGAGACATATATTGCAACCGCTATATCCAAAAACTATGTCGGTGACTGGATGAAGAACGACTGGAAAACAAAGAAGGGTCGGGATGTGGTCAGCAAAGACTTGTGGCAGCAACTTATGTATCTCCTGTCGACGCATCAGTGCACGGTAGTTTACGACATATCACATGAATACAGCCGCTGGATGGCGGATGAACTTACACGGAAGGAGAAGAAAAAGAAATGAAATTAAGCGAGATTAACACCAAGGCAGCAGAGCTTAAAGCTGCAGGAAAGACAAATGAACTTTGTGAGTATGCAAAGAAGATTGGGCTCACAGAAGATGATGCAGAGGACTATATCGACGGCATGGTCGAAGAGCTGGCGACAGCTACATATCTGGCCGGATCCATTATAGAGACTCAGGGCAAATCTCTTGAATGCAAGGGAGTGGTAAAGGACTGGGTACAGACTATCACTCAGATGGCACAGAATGACACGGCCCTTGCGAACGATATCATAGAGCATGATGATAAGGACCTCACTCACTGCCTCGCAGAGATTATCAGTTTTTCGTTTGAGAATAAGACACAGGTGGATAGCAAGATAGTAGACGTAACGATGATCACACACAACGGAAAGAAAGAGAAACTCCGTGGGCCGCTTTATCTTGGAGTACCAAGTAGAGCAGAACTGCAGAAAATTGTTCACAAATACTACGGAGGTGACAGGCGATGATCGCATACAAGGGTTTCAGAAAAGGCAAGAAAGGTCTTCCGGAAGCGGCACTTGGATCAGGCACGATGACATACGAGGTTGGTAAATGGTATGAGACTGAGGACGCCCAGACAGCAAGTACAGGCTTTCATTGCTGCGAGAATCCCCTCGAATGTTTGACATATTACGGCTGGAATGGCAGCAATGTATTCTATGCGGTGGAGGTCGCTGGAGATGTAGATGAAGATGATGTGAGCAGAATATGCTGCACAAAGATACGTCTGCTTAAACAGCTTGACCTGCAGAGCTTTATACTTGCCTCTGCACAGTATCTGCTGAAACATCCTAAAGTGCCTTGCCGCAAGGTGCATGAAGATAAGAGCAGTGTAACAGGCCGTGAATCCTTCGTCTTTGTGCGGGGCAAAGATCCTTGCGGAGCTGGTAAGAAAGGCGACTACGTGGTACTGCTCCAGGAGGCGGCAGATTCGAAAGAGATCCAGGCGCTGCAGCTCATCCACATCGATGGCAAGAAGTATGTACCGATGGTGTACTACGACATTGACAGAAGGGCGGTGGAGTAATGATCAAAAAGACACTCAGAGCCCTTAGACAGCTAAATGCAACAAAGGAAATGATGCAGAAGGCAGAAGCAGACAAGCCAACAGCCAGTAACAAGTGGTGGAAGACAGATATTAAATACCCTTACAAGTACGGGGTATATCTTAGGGCACAGCATCTGAAAGGATTTCTTAAAGTTGCGGTGTTCGCAACGGAATGGATGCGCCAGGGGATATGTACACCGTGCTATGAGATATTTATCGACTATGAGAACGGACAGTTTATAACACGAAAACTGTCAAAAGACTACATAGAGACAGGCTGGACGGATGCGATGGTCGATAACCTGAAGAATGTCGACGATGTAAAAATTGTCGGCAGATATTGGAATGACAGTCTTATGTCAGGAAGTGGCGCTGAGGATCCGTGGATGGACGAGCACCAGGCAGCGTATATCAAGAAAACGCTGCAGACGAATAAGAGTGGGTATGCGGCCATCGTAGAATATCAGCGTAAATGTCGGCAGCAGAATCTTGCAGAAAAGCGCCGCCGGGAGACTACTCCCTGGGATGAAGACATGGCAAGAGTGCCAGAAGCACCGAAAACGTTTAGAAGATGGGTGTTTCACGAGGCTGTATCTGAGAATTACATGATATATACATACAGCAAAACAGGTGCAAAAGAAGGTTGGTGCACGTATTGCGAGAGAACAGTACAGCTCAAGGAAAAACCTCTACATGGCAAGATTGGAATATGCCCTCGGTGCAAACGAGAGATAACATACAAGTCGTCGGGCAAGATAAATACACTTGAAACAGGTTACTATAGGGTACAGCTTATACAGAATATAGCTGGTGGAATTGTAGTTAGACACTTTAATGCAAAAAAATACTGGCAAGGAACAATAAATGCAGCGTTGCATCTGCATGAAGATACAAGAACACTAATTATGGACGGCACAAAATGGCAGTATTCATGGGAACTGTACAAGAATATAGAGCATAGATGGTGCCGGTCAAGCTATAGCAACTATGGAAACTGGCAAGGCGGACTGATATATACCGACAATATGTATCATCTGAGTAAGACTGGGCTGGCACATAGTTCGTTGCCGCTGGTGCTCAAGCATAATAAAAAGACAACAAATGCAGTGGTGGATTGGATTGATGCCGAAAAGTACAACTCGAACATCGAAAGGTGTGCAAAAGCCGGATTATATAGACTTGCAGGCGAGATGGTGAAGAACGACGGAATGATTAAAAACAGGAGAGCGACAGAGCTCACAAAGGCTCTTGGAATTGACCGCATGAGGCTGTCAAGATTAGTGGCACATGACGGAGGCTCGTTATATCTGTCATATCTGCAGAGAGAGAAGATAGACAATACAATATACCCGGATGATATTTTGCTTGATCTAACAGAGAAACATATTGCTTTACCAAATTTAAAAATCATGCTTGAACACATGACTCTGGTCAAGGCATACAACTATCTTGTCAGGCAGAGTGATCCATCTGACAAAAATCCGATGAGCCAAGCACTTACAACGTATAACGACTACATGAACATGGCGGTGAGGCTGCAGATGGATACATCTGCAGAACAGATATATAAACCCAAAAATTTGAAAAAAAACCATGCAAAAGTGATTGATCTGTTGAGTCAGGAGTCGTGGGATAAGACGGCTCAGGAGATCATGAAAAAGTTTCCAAAAGTTGATAAAGAGTTGCCACGATTCTTGAAGTATGAGTATAAGGGCTCTGCCTACCAAATAGTGGCACCACGGACGGTGACGGATATCGTACGTGAAGGATCTCTGCTCAGGCATTGCATCCATACCTGTGATTTCTATTTTTCAAGGTATGAAACCAGGGAGACATTCATTCTTTTCCTCCGGAAAAACGACAATCCGAGTAAGCCGTGGTATACGCTTGAAGTTGAGCCGTCGGGTAACATCAGACAGAAGCGAACGGTTGGCGATAACCAAAACAATGACCTGAAGGCAGCAGTCACATTCCTTCATGAGTGGCAGCAGTGGCTACAGAAGATCCTCAGCGATGAGGATAAGAAACTTGCAAAGATCAGTGAAAAGAAGAGAAAAGAAAACTATAAGAAGATCAGGGCCGCAGAAAAAAGGGTCTGGCATGGAAAACTACAGGGGCAACTCCTTGCAGATGTGCTTGAGGCTGACTTCTTAGGACTGGAGGAAATATGTTAGATATAACGAATGTGACAAGGGCAACACCAAGCACAACTTACGAGGAATTCAAGACCGAGCTTGATACGGAACTTAGCAAGAGTGCCGAGGGATTTGTCCGAATAGGATATCTGTTGAAACTTGCAAGAGATACAGACGTGCTTGCAGGCAGGTATTCGAGTGTGACGGAATTTGCACAGGCCGAATATGGCATCGATAAGACCACCGTCAGCAGGTGGATGCGTATCAATGATAAATTCTCGGAAGGCGGGTACAGCGATCAGCTACTTGAGCAGTACAGGGGCTTCGGTTACGCAAAGCTGTCACTCATGCTGCAGATCCCTGATTCAATCAACGAAACACTTACACCGGCCTACAGCAAAGCGGACATACAACAGATCAAGGAGGATGTTGATACCGAAAAACAGGTGAGCGACATTGAGGCCATGATTGACGAGATGGAACACCCGCAGACAGATGATCGCCTCCTTGCGTTCCTGAAAGCTATTGACATGCCGGATAGATGGGATGATGAAAATTACACAGCAATAGAGCTGCTTGCTCCGCAGGGGGATGGTTATGTGTCTGCAAGAGTGTCAGGTATAGGTAAACTTGGTATGACGATCATGGACGGCAAGGACGAGGTAACTCTCACTAATATTAGAACAGGTGAATTCTGGAGATACCCGTCAGCCGAAGTAAATTCAACGTTTTTGGAAGTTGTGAAGCTCTACAAGAAGAGATCAGGCAATACAACTTCGGCGAAAAATGAGCAGAAAAAGCCCCAAAGTGCTCAGAAACCATCGAAGACTATCCAGAAAGCAGTCAGCAGAGTGCAGAAAACTGAAAAAAAGGCAGTTGCACCGGTACAACCGGAAAAGGCATCAGTCGAAGTAACTGCTACGGTGGGATCTGTTTTAGATAGCAATGAAACACAGAAAACCGAGACACCTGTCAGTGGCGAAATAATGACACCTCCAGAGCAGGCGGAAACACAGACAGAACTGCATACTGCAGCAGGTTCGGAAGATGAAAACAGACTGAAGACGCACCTTAGTACACTAATATTTGATCTGCAGATAGCCATAGATAGAGGAGACTGGTCAAAAGTGCTTATTACACTTAAAAAGATGACAACACCTGTAGAGACATTAGTCGGTAAGGAGTCGGAAAATGGCGAGTAAGCAGGCAAGGGCAAAGGAGTTTTCACCAAAGGTCAGAGAAGTTATTAAGAGAAGAGATGGAGGCTGCATCTTCTGCAGGATGAACTATCAGATGGATAGCATCAACTGGTTTGATTCACAGATTATGTCAATAATGCATTACATTCCAAGGTCAAAGGGCGGCCTTGGAATAGAGCAGAATGGCGCGCTGGGGTGTCAGTATCATCACACGATGCTGGATAACGGTTATCAAGGCAGACGGGCAGAAATGCTTGAGATGTTTAAAGGGTACTTACAGAATCACTATGATAACTGGAACGAAGAAGAATTGTATTACAGAAAATGGAGGTAATTTATGTTTGTTAATTATTCAATACTTAAGAAAATGATAAAGGCGGCATATGAGCATCATGTCCTTACAGTAGCTTGCACACCGGATCTTGTAATAATACAGAGCGCCAAATGGGGCATAAGTGTACGGCGGAGCTTCCTTCACAACAAGGTGATGGCTGCACTTGCCGAGTTTATTGGAGAACTGCCACCGCAGGGAGAGGCATGGAGCTATATAAAAAATGGGAAAAACATGGAAAAGCAGGAAGAACTCATGGAGACTATTGAAGGATACTTTATGTATAAGCCCGGCAAGAGATACAGCAAGACGGATGTATATGTAAGGACTTTTGGGAGCCTGTATCAGATATATGAAAGCGATGATATGAGCAAGCTGTACATAAACTCTGTGTTTACAGAGCTTATCGATGCGATGAATGTCGAAACAGAGAGAGGAGAGATTCAGCCTCAGAAATGGACGACTGGCCAGCATGGATTGATCTATATCACAAATAATGTGATGACCTTATACTGCAACTATTACCACGGACAGACAGAGCTTGAAACAGAACTGTTGTCATTGATAGAGGATACAAGTTTGCTTGAGAAAGATATGCTGGTGAAGAAAGGGGAAGCGTAGTTGAAAATAATAGCAAAGAGAGAAGCAGATCTGTCAGTTGAAGATTTTACTGATCTGGTCCGCAAAGGCAGATTAACAAAATTACTCAGCGTAGGAGATCAGCTTACAGTTGGATACAGGGATAAGATACTGTTGCTTGATGTAATAGACCTGAACAAGGATGGTGTGGGAACCGTAACGGTTCAGACTCATTACACACTTGATGATATTATGAAGTACAGCGAGAAAGGAATGCTTGCGTGGGAATCATCAGATATCCGCAAGTATCTGCATCATATTTTCCTCCCAGGACTGGATGATGACTTTAAGAAACTTCTGACAGTACGAAAAAGCACCAATACCATAGGGGATGATACTATTGATAGAATTTTCATTTTATCTGTTGATGAAATGGTAAACGGATATGAGTATTACAGGATACAGGAGAGAACAATCAAAACAAATGGAGATGGAGAATATAAGGCATATTGGTTGAGGTGTCCGTCAGCCTGGGCGGAAACCGGTACTTGGTGCTGCGGCGGTGGTTACTACCGCAGACAGACCGGGAATAGTTCGCTTGCTGTAGCTCCATGTATGGTTATTGGAGGATAAAACGAATGTTGACATTACCGATCAAACGTATGTGGTTTGATATGATTGCGTCTGGCGAGAAGAAAGAGGAATACAGAGAGATAAAAGAATATTACGACAGCAGACTTCTGAATGCCTTTGGTGCAATATGCGTAGGCGATGAGGTGCTGCACAATGTATTACCAGAGATGGATCAGATAGAGTGGCCAGTGCCAATTGTGTTCCGTAATGGATATTCAGCGGCCAGTCGGCAGATAAAAGCGATGTGTACGCTTAGTATAGGCACAGGCAAGCCGGCCTGGGGAGCTGAACCAGGGAAGAAGTATTATATATTACACATCAAAGAGATAGATAAGGAGTAACGAATGAGAGAGACAAAGGACATTGAAATGAATAGCCTGGCCGTAGAGTGTGAGGACTGTATGAGTACACATAAGGTATCAGTATACATAGACTTCACCGAACCGGTCAGTTACAGAGAGGCTGAACAGTATGTTGCAGATCTTATATGCCTGGGACAGAGAGAGTTTGAGAAAGAGAGCAGCAGATTTGCGGCTAGATATATGAAAAATAAGTGCGCTGCAAAATAGAGCTGCAAGGCAAAATATAACAAGGGAGGAGATAGATAATGCCTACTGGGACAGTCAGGGCAGCAGTCACCGAATATGATGAGATAGAGCATGCACTAGAGGAGGTGTCAAAAGTAGTGAATAAAGCATCGCAGGATTGTGGTAAAGCACTGGAGATCTATAACGGCCTGCTGGCTGTTATGAAAAAGAAAACTCCTAAGGAATACGGAGAATATCTACAGAAAAAAAGACAAGGAAAGAGGCGGTACAAGTGAAGAAGATAAATATGAGTAACTACGTAAGCGTGGACGTTATAAAAGATATGGTGTTAAAGGATCGGAAAAGAATATTTGACTCAATAAATATGCCAGAGATAGTACCCTGGCTTGAGTCAATAGGATATTTTAATGCGCCAGCATCTGCACAGTATCATGGATCCCATGAGGGCGGTTTGTATGAGCATTCATGGCGTGTGGCTGAATATCTCAGTGAAATATCAAGTGCTCTGGGATACAACTGGGACAGATGGCAGTCACCTTTTATCATAGGGTTACTGCATGATGTGTGCAAGTGCGACGAATACAAGGCAACAAAAGAAGGGTACGAATGGAACGACGAAACAAGGTATTTGGGGCATGGCGATAAGAGCCTCATAATACTCATGGGGCATGTGGATCTTACGGAGGAAGAAAAAATGTGTATAAGATACCACATGGGAGCGTACACGGATAAAAAGGAATGGAGTTATTATGGTAATGCTGTTCGTGAGTGCTCTGGAGTGCTGCTTACTCACATGGCAGATATGCTTGCAAGCCATGTAGACGATATGTAGGGGGTGTGGCAGGTGACTGATGCGGATATCAAGAAAGTGGTAAATGCTACAATTGATTCTATGCTGCGGAAGAATATGCTGCGCTATAATGATAACGTTATACTATCCTCGGTTGGGAATATTCTCACAAGATACTACGATAGCGACATGAAGGATATAACAATCAAGGACACTCTTGATAAGCTGAGTGATCATACCTACAGCGATATCCTGGCAATGTATTACAGAGATCATATGACGCTCGAGGTCATAGCCGAAAAATATAATGTTGATGTAAGCACCATCCGCCGCAACAAGAGAAAGCTTTGTCTTGAGTTTTACAACAAGTATCCAGATATGATTGAATTGGGATGACAGCCCATGCAGTTGCACCGGTGCAACATTTTACAGAGTCGGTATTATTATCGGCTCTTTTTATATGCCTATGGGCGCACTGGTGTTTTACATGAAAATATCTGAAAATGAGGAAAAAGGGGCATGACACCTGACAAGTATCAGGTGCATGTCCACACTATGCGGAGGTGGTTAGATGGATAAGTTACAGGATTACATCAAGCCGGAGCTTCTGGTACTGATACCGGTGCTTTATATCTTAGGTTTGATGATGAAGAAGACAGAGAAGATTAATGACAAGTATATCCCGGTGATGCTCGGAATTATAGGCATAGTGCTCAGTGCAATATATGTGGCAGCAGTCAGCGGCATATGTCTCATGAGCGTGTTTACGGCGGTCACGCAGGGAATACTTGTAGCAGGGGCAGCAGTATATGTGAATCAGCTTGTTAAGCAGAATAAGGAGTAGGAATGACAGATACAATCATCGTCGGCCTGCTCAGCCTGGCTGGTACATGTATAGGATCACTTAGCGGACTGAGGATGACAAGCTATCGGATAGAGCAGCTTGAAAAGAAAGTTGATAAGCATAATAACTTTGCAGAGCGCATCCCAGTCCTCGAGGAAAAGATAGAGGTTGCTAACAAGCGAATACACGACCTTGAAAGACATGAGGAGAATGAACATGCTTAAGTGCTTATTAACAAATAATGGCTGCTATAAAGAGGCGAAGAGGATGACTCCTGTGGGAATCATCATACATTCTACAGGGTGTAACAATCCAAACCTCAGAAGATATGTGCAGCCGGATGATGGCATCATCGGATACAACATATATCAGAACGACTGGAATCATCCTGAGACCGATGTGTGTGTACATGGATTTGTAGGCAAGACATTGAAGGGTGACGTTAGATTTGTTCAGACACTGCCGTGGAATTTCCAGTGCTGGGGTTGTAGTAGCGGCTGGAAGGGCAGCTACAACAGAGGATATATACAGATTGAGGTCTGTGAGGATGATCTTACGGATGAGAAGTATTTTGAGAAGGCTTTTGCAGTTGCCATGGAAGTCACAAGATACCTGATGAAACAGTACAACATCAGTATCAACAATGTCATATCGCACAAGGAGGCACATGATAGAGGCTATGCATCCGACCATGTGGATTGCAATCATTGGCTTGCTAAGTTTGGAAAAAATATGGACTGGTTCAGGCAGCAGGTCAAGAAGGGGCTTACAACTACGACCACGAAAAAGCCTACAACATTAACAACGAATAAAACGACAACTACAACATCATCGTTTAAGTCGTACAGGGTAAAGGTAACGGATCCGGCTCTTAATATCCGTGCCGGTGCCGGAACAAATTACAAGGTGAATGGAATGATAACGGATATGGGAGTGTATACGATCATCGCTGAAAAAAGTGGAACAGGAGCGAAGAAATGGGGACGGCTTAAGAGCAAAGCCGGCTGGATTGCCCTCGATTATACACGGAAGATATAAAGGGGTGAGGCCATGGACGAGCCAAAGCTCAAGCCGCAGCTCAAGCTGATGGCCACATACTACATTGGTGAGTGTGCCGGCAATGCAGAACAGTCTGCGATTCGTGCCGGCTACTCGAAGAAGTATGCAAGAGGTAATGCATATAAGCTTATAGCGAGACAGGATGTGCAACAGTACATAGCATATCTCAGATATCTGCAGAGTGTTAATCCTACAAGCCCTATCTTGCATATAGCTACAATCAATGAGATTCAGGGATTTTGGACAAATGTAATGGACTCAAACAGGTACGACATTAAGGACAGGCTGAGAGCATCAGAGCTTTTAGCTAAGAGCATAGGAGGATTCGATGAATTCTAGGACATTATCAGACTTCTATCACTCGAGAGAGTGGCAGAAGTTTACATATGTAGTTAGAAGTGAAAGAGTAGATGATAAAGGACAGATCATATGTGAATACTGTCACAAGCCGATCACGAAGGCTTATGACTGTATTTGCCATCACAAGATATATCTGACCGAAGATAACTACAGGGATGTGTCAGTATCTCTGAATCCGGACAACATAATGCTTGTGCATCACAGATGCCATAATGTGATTCACGATAAACTTGCCAGCAGGCGGTCTGTATATCTGGTGTATGGATCGCCACTTGCGGGCAAGACCTCCTATGTCGATAGTGTTAAGTCTGCCGGTGATCTTATCGTAGACATGGACCGCATCTGGTTGTGTGTTTCGGGATGTGAGCCATATGTTAAGCCGGCACGACTTAACGCTGTTGTGTTTGGTATGAGAGACTATCTCCTTGACTGTGTTAAGTACAGGACAGGCAAATGGCAGAATGCGTATATAGTTGGAGGATATCCGCTTATAAGCGAGCGAGACCGCCTGTGCCGTGAGCTTGGAGCCCAGGAAATATTTATAGACACAGGCAAGGAAGAGTGTTTGTCACGCTTGTATTCAGATGGTAACAGAAATACGGAGTTGTGGCAGAAATACATAAACGATTGGTGGGAAAAATACTCCCCCCCACCTGAGCTGTGATTGGCCCCCTGATGGGGACTGTTGGGGGGTGGTAATTTTCACCGAAAACCGAAAAATGAGATTTTCGGTTTTGAAAATGCATGAAGATAGCAGAAAGGAGAGCAAAAGTGGCTGTATATGGTTTTGATGAGGCTTTAAACAAGGTGGAGGTACTCACGGAGAAGGATTTTGGAGATGACTCAGCGTATGGCTGTGTGGTGCCTTGTAAACCTCACAACATTCGAATAATAAAAACATCCCTTTCGGTTGCAAAAGGAATTGAGCCAGGGAAAACGGGAACCGCAAACGCTATAGGGATTGGCAAGATAGGAGAATTATTTGTCAACCCTCTTTCAGTAACGGTACTTGTATCAGGAAAGTGTAATACACCGGATTTAGAAGCAGCATCGGTCAATTTTTGCTCGGGTGTAACGATGGATATAAGTGGCAAGTATAGTGTCACTACATATGCTTACAATGCTGGATCAGCAAAAACAACTATATCTCATGACTGCGATGTTTTGATAGTAGGGGAATGTGATTAATTTGGGTAGAAAAGAAGAGTTGATAAAGCTGACAGGTAATAGCAGTGAGCTCATGGAACAACTTGTTGACGAGATATTGTACATGGAAACTCAGCTTAAATATTACAGATCGTTGCCACAGATTCGGGTCGATAAGGAAAGGCCTGAGAGACAGCGTGCCACTCCGGCGGCGAAGCTCTACAAGGAGACAATGCAGCAATACACAAACTGCATCAAGATCATTGCGAAATGTGCTGGATTTGATGCTGACGACGAAGAGTCGCCTCTTAGAGCGTGGGCGAGGAAGTTTCTTGATAAATGCTGATACAGAATAAACCGATATGGACACCGGACAATAGTAACTTACTCCGGTACAAAGAACTTTGTGAGATTGGAACATACATCATCGGCGAGGATCTGAAGACACAGCTTGTGAATTTGTCTGAAGACCTGAAGACCGGTGAGTATATATATGATACAGAAGATGCTCTTCTTAGAATAAATTTCATGGAGAATTGTGTCAGGCTCACAAAATCGCCGTTCTATAACCAAGCCATGGTCCTTATGGACTGGCAAAAGGCACTCATCGAAGCTGCATACAGCTTCAAAATGCCTGATACCGGGTTTGACCGGTTTAAGAGAGTGCTGCTTGAGATAGCAAGAAAAAACGGCAAAACAGAGACATGTGCAGGCCTGGCATTTGCGGAACTTATAGTTGGAAATCCTGGATCAGATATAGTCGCATCCTCGAATGATGATGCTCAGGCAAATATTACATATAATGCCGTGGATGTTATGAGGCTGCTTGTTGATCCGAAGAGTCAGGACACCTGGAAAAATCAGTTTGGAATATCCAATCTGAACAATGGATCAAAGATGACCAAGCTCACGGACCGTACAAGAAATAAGGAAGGACGCAACATTGATTTTGCTGTGGTCGATGAAGTTCATGAGATGAAACAGAATGTCATTGTGAAGTCAATAGAGCAGTCCCAGAGTATTAAGGATAATCCAAAACTATGGTTGATCACGACAGATGGATTTGTATTTAAGGGATTCCTTGATGATGAGCTTAAGAAAGCTCATGCAGCTATATACCGTGAAGATGATTCGATGGCAAGCAAGCGAAGACTTGACTGGCTATACACACAGGATTCGGAGATGGAGATCTGGACAAATCCAAAGAGCTGGTACAAGTCGAACCCTACACTTGGAATGGTGAAAAAACTTGAATATCTTGAGGAACAGGTTGAACTTGCAAAGAAGTCAAAGGCAGACCGTATATTCGTGCTGTCGAAGGATTTTAACATTAAGCAGAATGGTACAGAGAGCTGGCTCAATATTGAGGATTACACATACAAGGCGGTATATGACATTGAAGATATGCGAGGAGCTATTGCCCTTGGAATGGTCGATCTTGCGGAGACAACAGATCTATGCTGCGCAAAGGTGCTCATGATGAGACCAGGCGATGACACAAAGTATATATATACAAAGTATTTCATCCCACGGCAAAAACTGGACGCCGATAAGGACGATCATAAAGCGGGTGCCCGCTATAAGGAATGGGCGGACGCCGGATATATAGCAGTATGCCAGGATAACGAGATAGATCTTGCGGTAGTGGCAGATTGGTTCTATCAGTTGTACAAGGACTATAAGATCAGGATCATATATTGCGGTTACGATCAGAGGTTTTCCAAAGACTGGATAGAGAGAATGTCCATGTATGGCTGGACAAGAGAAGGCAAAGAGCTTGAGATGGTGCTGCAGAATGCGGCGACACTGAACAATGCACTGAGACTTGTCGAGGCTGACTTGAAGAGCCGTCTGATCAACTATAACGAGAATCCGGTAGATAGATGGAACTTTAAAAACTCGTGTCTGAAGATGGATGATAAGCGTCAGGCACTGTGTATCAAGACTAACGATGAAAATAAGATAGATGGCTCGGTAACACTCATAGGTGTATATGAGATGTTTCGCCGACATAAGAGTGAATTCCTGTCAAGGGTGAATAAGAAAGGTAAGTAGAATGGGCTGGTTTAATAACCTGATTAGAAAGAAAAAAACAAATACATATCTTGCAGATATGCTAAGTGGATATGCACCTATATATAGCCAGTTTGGACAGGATATATACGCAAGTGACGTAGTACAGCAGGCTGTGAGCTGCATCGTCCAGGAATGCATTAAGCTGATCCCCAAGCACATAAAGACCAAGGGATCAGATATCATCCCGGTAAACAGTGACATACAGCGGTTATTAAGGCAGCCAAATGAATTGATGACTACAGCAGATTTTATTGAAAAGTTCATGTGGAATCTGATGCTGAATTATAACAGTTGGATAATCCCGACATTCTACACCTGGAAGGATGCGAACGGAAAGGAGCAGAGGAAGTACACCGGTTTATATCCGGTGCTTCCGACCAGTGTCGAATGGCAGCAGGACAAGGATAACACCCTGTATGTCAAGCTTGGATTTGCAAATGGCTATGAGATGACATTGCCATACAGTGAAGTGATACATATCAGATATAGATATAGTGTCAATGAACTCATGGGCGGAAATGAAGCTGGCCAACCGGATAATCAAAGCTTGTTGAAGACTCTGCAGATCAATCAGGACCTTCTTGAAAGTGTGAGCAGGGCAGCCAAGAGAGGGATGAACATAACAGGAATAGTTAAGTTCAACACATACATGGATGATGACAATGCGACAGAGACGGCGCTGAAGAATTTTGAGAAGAAGATCAATCAGAGTTTGAGCGGATTTCTTCCTCTCGATCTGAAGACAGAATATACACCTATTACCCCGGACATTAAGCTCATTGATCCAGATACCTTGAAATTTGTCGACGAGAAGATCCTGAGAAATTATGGCACATCTATCCCGATCCTTACAGGCGATTATACAAAAGCTCAGTATGAGGCTTTTTTCCAGAAAGCTATAGAACCTATTGTTGTAAAAGTAGGGCAGGCGTTCACTAAAACCATTTTCACTCCTGGGGAGAAAGCAAGAGGCCATGAGATCCGGTTCTATACGAAGACTCTTGAGTTCATGACGACGGATCAGGTAATTGAGATGGTAAGAATCCTAGGTGATTCGGGCGACCTTTATGCAAATGAAAAGAGAAATGCATTTGGCTTTGAACCACTTGCAGAGCTCGAAGGTAAGAGAATGCAGTCGCTTAATTATATTGACGTCAACAAGGCGTGGATATATCAACAGAAGAAACTTGGAGGGCAGAACGATGAGAAAAAGTGATACAGAAAAAATGACTGTAACAAGGGCATATGATTTTGAAGTCAGGGCTAAACACGATGACGAGCACGGATATTATCTGGAAGGTCGCCCAATCATATATGGCAGCAGAACAGACCTTGGCTACTTTGATGAGATCATAGAACCTGGTGCGCTGGATGGGGCTGATCTTAGAGACGTCAGATTCCTTGTGAATCACAACACGAACATGATCCCTTTGGCCAGGTCGAGGCGGAATAACAAGAATTCGACAATGCAGATGAGTGTTGACGATAAAGGAATGCACATCAGGGTTAATCTCGATGCGGAGAGAAATACTGATGCAGCAAATCTGTACAGTGCAGTTGAGAGAGGAGACATAAGCGGCATGTCGTTTATGTTTACCATAGATGATGAGGAGTGGGAGAATCTTGAAAGTGATCATCCCCTCAGACACATCAGGAAGGTGAGTAGTGTGTTTGAAGTATCTGCGGTAACCTTCCCGGCGTATGAAGCTACTGAAATCTCAGCAAGAGCGAAGGAGACGCTGGATAGTGTCAAATCCACGCTGGACAGCGTGAGGGCTAAGTCGGAGGAGTCTGACACGGATTTGGAGCTTGCAAAGCTGAAAGCAGAGATTCTTTACAAATAAGGAGGCAAAGAAAAGATGAAGAAAAAATTAAGGATTTACTTACAAAAGACTATTGATGCGAAGAACAAGAGAGCCACAGAACTCAGGGATCGCATCAAGACAGCTACTACAGCTGATGAAGTCCGTAGCCTTGGAGATACTTTAGATGAAGTACTTACAGAGCTTGAGGATGCAAAGGCACAGCTTGCAGAGCTTGATGACGAAGGAGATGATGGTAACCCTGGAGATGACGGCGACAATTCTAGAGCACAGGTGCCTGCTAATGCTGAATTCCGTGGGGGCACACCATTTGCCGCATTTGCAACTAATAAGAGATCTGATGATAATGTAGATCGCCATGATACCCCAGAGTATCGTCATGCGTTCATGGAATATGTGTGTAGAGGTGTAGAAATCCCACATGAACTCAGAGCTGATGCGGTGACAGGCGTGGCAGATGCCAGCGCAGTGATACCAACATCACTCATGCACGAGATCATTACGAAGATGGATACCTATGGAAACGTATACAAGATCATCCGTAAGCTGAATGTTCAGGGAGGCATTGCGATACCTGTTCTTTCTCTTAAGCCAGAGGCTACGTGGGTTGGAGAAGGAAAGTCTGATTCACAGGAAATCAAGGCTGATGAGAAGATTACATTCTCATACTATGGCATAGAGTGTAAGATTGCTCAGACGCTGCTTGCTAACGTAGTTACACTGGAGGCATTTCAGGCGCTGTTCGTACCACTTGCTACAGAGGCTATAGTTAAGGCTATAGAGATATCAGTCTTTAAGGGTAACGGAACATCAAAGCCTCTTGGAATCCTTACAGATACTAGGATTCCAAAGGCAAATATTATAACAATGACACCATCAGAATTCGCATCCTGGGAAGGTTGGCATAAAAAGGTTAAGGCAAAGATGAAGAAAGCATATAGGAATGGTGCGTTCTTCATGAATCAGTCAACCTTTGACGAACATATAGACGGCATGGTTGATAAGAACGGACAGCCTATCGGAAGGACTAACTACGGCATTAATGGCGAGGAATCATACCGCTTCCTGGGAAAGGATGTTGAGACTGTCGAGGATGATCTCATATCATCGTGGGATGATGCGGCTAAGGGTGATGTTGTTGCAGTATTTTTCAAGGGAACAGACTATGCAATCAACACAAACATGCAGATGACCACAGTCAAGTGGGTTGATCATGACACCAACGAAATTAAGAACAAGTGTATCATGATTGTTGATGGAAAGCTCGTTGATCCGAATGGTGTACTTATCATCAAGAAGGGCGAGGAGCCGGCATCATCAACAGAGCCAACAGAGAATAAGGGAGAGTAAAGAGTAGCAATGACCAGAGAAGACCAGCTTACCGCTTGTAAAGAATCAATGAATATAACAGGTTCATATCAAGACGCCCGCATAGGCAGACTCCTTGATGAAGTCAAGCAGATGCTGGTTGACGCTGGTGCGTCGGAGGAACTTGTTAATTCGGATGAGGCGATAGGAACAATATGCTGCGCTGTCGATGATCTCTTTAACTACAAAAAACTGAGTGAGTACACGCATATGCGTATAGTGAATCTTGGCTGTAGAAAGACATGCAGAAAGGCGGAGACATGAAAGCATATACACCAAATCTGCCGTATGCCGTGCCGGCAGAGCTTATGACGCCATCTTATGAAAAGGTCAAAGGAACTAACAAGAAAATATTCACAAAAGTTGATGATATCTATATCAGCTTTAAGACTTTTGGCGGCACAGAGACACAGGACAATGGGGTTATTGCTGTAGAGGATACGGCCACGGTGGAAACCTGGTATAGGCCAGACATTACATCTGCATCAAGGATAAGGGTGTATGGCAAGGATTATGAAGTCCTTGGCACACCTGAAAATATCAACATGGCGAATACTTACCTAAAGTTCAAGGTTAAGGCTGTGAAAGGCGGTGCGTGATGGCAAAAAGCAGAAACCGGATAGGGCTTGAGTTTGAAGGATTTGAGGACATAGTGGCCCAGCTTGACAGCCTTGAAGGTGATGTTAAGAAGGCCACGGAGGAAAGTCTCAAGGTTGCTAATCAGATTGTAGCTGAAAGGCTTACACCTATCATGGAAAAACATAAGCAGACCGGTAGAACCCTTGGCTCGATCCGTGATAATTATCCAATCGAATGGGAGGGTTTAACAGCTTCAACCAAGGTTGGATTTGATTTTGCGGAAGGCGGGCTTACGTCAATATTCCTGATGTATGGTACACCGACGATGCGTCCGGTGCAGGGCCTAAAAAATGCTGTGTATGGCAGAAAAACAAAGAATATGATAGCTGAGGAACAGAAAAAGATCTTTTCAGAAGCTATACATAAGAGAATGGGAGGCTGATATGGAAGATATATTGATAAGCATTCTCGAAAGCGTAGGGTATGAGGCATACAGACAGGGGAGCTTCACTGATGGTGATAAATACCCGGAACATTTCTTTACATTCTGGAATAACTCATCAGAAGAGGCTGGTTATTATGACAACACGGCAACGATGGAAGTACAGGATTTTGATGTCAATTTTTATTCAGTTGATCCTGAAAAAACATACTCAGTCCTGCGTGCAGCAAAAAAGAAGCTCAAGGAAAAAAGTTTTATAATTTATGACTCCGGGCATGATGTGGGCAGTGACAGGCCGACACACACAGGAAGAGGTATCGGAGTCTTATACATGGAGGATTAAGCAATGAACGATAAGGTAATAGAATTCCGTGGCGTTGACATGCTCTGCATAGCGGAGGTTAAGTGTGACGACAACAGCACAGAGGCGGAACATGGATATGTAACAGGCGACTGGGAGCCGCTTGCTCCGGTAGCAGAAGTCAGCAAGACGGTGGAGACGAGCTCCGAGTCAAAGTATTATGACAATCAGCCTATGCTTGTCATCAGCTCTGAGGGGCCTGATACGATCACTTTGACTACTTCAGTTCCTGAGCTTGATATGTATGCAAAGATTACAGGTAAGTCCTTTGACAAGGGGTCAGGGATGCTTGTAGAAGGTGATAGAGATACCACATATTATGCGCTTGGCTACAGGACGAAGGGTACAGATGGTAAGTATAGGTATGTAGTAAGACATAAAGGCACATTTGCAATCCCTGACGAGACATCCCAGACAGAGGACAATGGCACTACGTCAAATAACCAGTCGCTTACATTTACCGCAATCAGGACGAAGCATAAGTTTGAGCACGGAAAGCTTGAGGATGGTAAGTGGAAGAAGTGTTCTGTCAAGGGAATAGTCATTGACGACCGATACAAGGATGTTGATGAGGATGAGTTCTTCAAGAAAGTACATACTCCGGACAGTTGGATCGAAGCTTCTCAGGCGACAGTAGATCAGGCGGAATCACATCAGTAAATCATGTTTACAAACGGCGTGGAGGGGTATACTCTTCACGCTTATTAATAGGAGGATAAGATGGATATAACAATTAAAGTATATGAGAAAGATAAAAAGACGGTAAAGAAGGAGTGCAAGGCAGATACCGTTGACTTGGAGTTTGGCACTGTCAGAAGGCTCATGGCCCTGTTTGATTACAAGAATCTCGATAATGCCACACTGCTCTCACTGATATTCGAAGAATGGAATGATCTTGTATCAATCCTTTCTGAAGCTTTTCCAGACATGGAAAATGACGACTGGGATCATGTCAAGATGAAGGAGCTCCTTATCGTAATTAAGAATATAGCTGTAGTTGCTATAAAGGATATGCTCAGTATCCCGACAGACCCAAAAAACTAGATGAGGGGGAAGATATCCCCCTTGATGAGACACTTTTTTTGATCATAAATAATTTGTGCGTATTATATCCAGGGCTTAATCCGCTGACGCTCACTAAAACATCATATCACGATGTACTTGTGATGTATGCAGACGTGAGGCGGATGCAGATCCGGGAGGCACAGACAAAGGACAAGCCGAGACGACGCAGAGCGAGTGATGATGCAGGCTGGTGGTAATGCAATGATTGGCGAAGAAGACAGACGAAGCGACAACTAAATTTAAAGTAGACATCAGTGATCTGACTAAAAATATCACGGCAGCAAAGAAGCAGATGGCTCTGGCATCTGCAGAATTCAAGAACTCTACAGCGGGACTGGACAACTGGTCTAAAAGTGCTGATGGGGTGAGCAGTAAGCTGACCCAGCTCGGCAAGAATCTGCAGTCACAGAGAAGTATATTAACGGACTATCGTAAGCAGTATGAGCTCACTAAAAATCAGTACGGAGAGAACTCAAAGGCTGCAGTCGATCTCAAGATCAAGATCGAGAATCAGGAAGCAGCGATTAAAACCACTGAAAAAAGTATTGATAAGTACAATAATGTGCTTGCCGAGCTTACGCAGGAGCAGAACAAGACTGTATCTGCAACAGATCATCTCTCAGATACAATCAACGCTCAGGAGAAGAGCCTTACTGATATCAAGAAAGAATATGCATCTGTAGTATTGACACAGGGTAAGAATTCGGAAGCGGCAAAGAATCTTGCAAAGCAGATAGATGATCTGTCAACAGATCTGTCAGACAACAAGAAAGCATTAAAAGATGCTAATGATGCGGCAGACGCACTCGACAACAGTTATGATGATCTTGAAGATGGTGCCAGAGATGCAGGAGCAGCGGCAGAGGAATCCAGCGAAGGATTCACTGTGATGAAAGGTGTGTTGGCAAATCTTGTTGCTGAAGGAATTCGCAAGGCGCTTGACGGACTTAAGGATCTTGCTGCAGATGCACTTGAGACCGGAAGAACTTTTGAATCTTCTATGAGCGAAGTCCAGGCTATATCCGGGGCAACAGGTGAAGACCTGAAACTCCTGTCGGACACAGCAAAAGAATTTGGAGCATCTACGGTATTTAGCGCAAGCGAGTCAGCGGACGCATTAAAGTACATGGCTCTCGCCGGCTGGGATGCACACCAGAGTACAGATGCACTGGGAGGTGTACTTAACCTTGCGGCGGCATCAGGCATGGATCTGGCCAAGGCATCTGACATGGTGACGGACTACCTGTCTGCATTTGGTATGCAGGCAAAAGACAGTGCGTATTTTGCCGACCTGCTTGCTTATTCGCAGAGTAATTCAAATACATCAGCCGAACAGCTTGGCGAAGCCTATAAGAATTGTGCTGCCAATCTCAATGCTGCCGGACAGGACATTGAGACAACTACAAGCCTTCTTGCAATGATGGCAAATCAGGGACTTAAGGGCTCCGAAGGTGGAACAGCTCTTACAGCAGTCATGCGAGATATGACTGCTAAAATGAAAGATGGAGCTATTGCCATCGGTGATACAAATGTCCAGGTCATGGACGCTGAGGGAAACTACAGAAATCTTACTGATATTTTGAAAGACGTCGAGAAAGCCACGGATGGCATGGGTGATGCTCAGAAGGCCACAGCTCTTGCGTCAACGTTTACCTCAGATTCAATTAAGGGTCTGAACCTTATCCTTAATGCAGGGGTAAGCAATGCAGAAGACTTCGAGAAGCAACTGAGAAAATGCAGCGGCTCCGCTGAGAACATGGCAAATGTCATGAATGACAACCTTGAAGGCGACCTGAAGGCTCTGAACAGTGCTTACGAAGATCTTGGTATTACTATATATGAATCTGCTACAGGCTCAATGCGAGAGTTTGTGAAGGAAGTTACTAATGATCTTATGCCAGCCATCAAAGATTCTATTACTGGTGTGGAAGGCGCGGACGAAGCGCTTGGAGAGGCTGTCAGCAATCTGATACTTATGGCACTTGATGAAGTAACATCAATGCTGCCAAGGGCTGCAAATCTCGGTATATCCATTGCAGGCAGTCTTATACAAGGAGTGCTTGATTCCTTACCTGATATAGCAGATGCGGCAATAGACATGGCATCCGAGATATTATCCGGACTGTCAAAACAGCTTCCGAAAATAGCAACCAAGGCAGCAGATGTGGTGCCTCAGATCATTACTGCTATCCTGGCCAAGCTGCCTGACCTCATAGCTGCAGGCATAACGCTTGTGCAAGGGCTGGTGTCAGCTCTTCCTCAGATCATAGATTCACTGGTCGCTGCGACTCCTCAGATTATCCAGGCGCTGATAGACGGGCTTTTATCTGGCTATCAGGCTTTGACCGATGGGGCTATATCCCTCTTAATGGCGATAGTTTCGGCGGTGCCTCAGATCATAGATTCGCTGGTCGCTGCGCTGCCTCAGATTATAGATTCAGTGATATCTGGACTTCTTGGCGCTATACCACAGCTCCTGGAGGCTTGCATATCGTTCTGGATGGCCATCATAGATGCGTTGCCTCAGATCACAGTTGCCATCATAGATGCGCTGCCTCAGATCATAACGACCATCATAGAGGTGCTGATCGAGAACATACCTTTGCTCTTAGACTGTGCGGTCGAACTGTTCATGACACTTGTCCAGGCCATTCCACAGATCATATTAGAGCTTAGAAAGTCTGTCCCTCAGATAATAGCATCTATCATGATGTCCCTTGCTAAATTAGGACCAAAACTGGCCACATTTGGCGGGGAGATACTTGCAAAAGTAATAGCTTGGTTTGGCGATATGGTTGCTAAGGCTGCTGAGTATGGACTGAAATTCGTCAATGGACTTGCTGAAAAAATAGAAAGCATCCCAGGCGAACTCAAGGACATATTCGATAAGGGAATACAAAAGGTTGTTGAGTTTGGCGGCAACCTCAAGGAGAAGGCCAAGGACGCCGGAAGAAAATTTGTTGATACTATAAAGGATGCGATAAAGGGGCTGCCTGACGATGTCAAGGACATTGGAGGGCATTTCATCGAAGGCTTTTGGGATGGAATAACAGACAAATTTGGCTGGCTGACAGATAAGCTCGAAGGATTTGCCGATGGCGTCATGGACAAACTCAAGAACTTCTTTGGCATACATTCACCATCGAGAAGAGCCAGAGACGAAATTGGAAAATTCCTTGATCTTGGTGTGGCGGATGGTGTGGATCTGTACAAGCATAAAGTGTATGAATCTTTGAGGCGAATAGTAGACGAGGCAAAGAGTGTCACAGATGAAGGCTTTAACCTTGACGATGTAAAGAAACATATGCCGAGACCAAAGTCAGGAGGTGGAGGAGAAGGCGGATCAACCACGAATAATACCACTACATACAACTTTGTGCAGAACAATACCTCACCAAAACCACTGAACCGCCTTGAAATATACAGACAGACAAAGAATCTTATCGATCCAAGGAAGCCGGAGGTGTCATAGATGTATCAGATTGCTATACAGAATGCGACAGGTGACAGGTTAGAGCTGACGGAGAATAAGGACTATATAGTTACCGCATCGGGATTGTCTCCGGAAAATGCAAACATTGTCACTGCAACAGTGGCAAATATGCCCGGTGCAAAGTACATAAGCTCGAAAAAGCAAAAGAGAAATATAGTCCTTATGATATATCCACAGCGTGATATAGAGACAAGCAGAATCAATCTGTATAAGTACATATCTACAGGTGCATGGATCAGGGTGTTTTTTAGGAATGGTACAAGAAATGTATATATAGATGGATATGTGGAATCGTTTGAAACAGATCTATTTGCCCGGACACAGGTAGCGCAGGTTAGTATCCTGTGTCCGGTTCCAGCGTTCATTGATGCGCAGGAGATGACAGTTGTCAATTCTGTTTCCACACCAAAATTTTCGTTCCCATTCTATACACTGATCGCATCAAATCTCGTGCCAGGAGGAGCGGGGCTTGATGACATCAGATGTGAACTTATAAATATGACAGATACGACATTGATACTTAATTCAGACAAACTCGAAGAGAGTACATTAGGGTAAGTTGCACCGGTGCAACTGAAAATGGAGGTATGACTATGTACAAGAAGCAGAACTTTCGGCCTGGGGAAGTGCTATCGGCTGCACAGATGGACCACATAGAAGAAGGACTTGTTGAGATAGAAAAAAATGTTATTGAGACACTTGAAGATGTAAAAAAACATGTCAGTGATGTCAAAGAAAGGCTTGCGGACGTCATCACTGAGAAGGGAGTGCCGACCGCAAGCAATGAATCTTTTGATGATATGATTGCTAATGCGAAAAAAATTAGTACAGGAGCGTATGGGATGATTATTAATACATCTTTATATACAAAACCATATGGGTATGTATGCGGCATATATGGATTATTGCCAACAGAAACGGAGGTTAGTTGATGGGATATACTGTACAAAGAATAAGACTGGGAAAAAAAGAGGCGGATTCAACGTTTTACAATGCGGACGTAAACGACGTAA